GAGATTGTTCGATCAAGTCCATTGCCATACCCAAGTTAATCATGGCAGCTTCTTTGCTGCCCATTTTGGGTTCTGGTGTGGACATGGGGGATGCCATCGGAGGAGTTTCGGAGTCTGACATTGCGCCAGGAATGCCTCCGGGAGTGTTGCTAGGCATAGAAATACCGGATGGAGCGCCCATACCCGCAGATCGGGGGTTACGCATCAATTCCATCAGTTTGTCTTGCGGGACAGCCATAAAAACTCCTTTGGTGCGTTTGTAACCACTTACAAACAGCTTGTCAACAGGTGAAGGGCATTTTAATTCAGCCCTCCAAAGAATTTTAACGGTCAAACCGCAATTAACGAGGGTTACCCCCCGTTAATTACTTGCGGCTCTTACGACCTTTACGTGCTTTACGCATAGTCTTCTCCATAGTTAGAGGCGGCGACCTATTTGACGGGAAGGAAGCCACACCCGATTCCTGGGGGGGGAATTACCGGCGAGTCTTGCGACCGCGCTTGTGTGCTTTGTACATAATGAACTCCGGAGTTATTTGCGAGCGTAATCCCTTTGACTGCGCCCACTTGAGGTTTTAATCCCTTGCGTGCGATATGTCAAGCTAGGTGATTGCTCACCACGAGATAATTCTTTTGTCGTGACCTTGGGCTGGTCAGCCTTGGGTGTTGCGTTTTTAACTGTTGCCATCATCCCACCTTTTTCAGTTCAGGTTTACCTTCTGGTTTAGGAGCCGCTTGCTTTTGCTCTGCCTGCTGTTGTTGCTGCTGAGCTTGCTTCTCCTCCATCTTTTTCAGACGGTCTTTGAGCAATTGTTTCATTGGAGGCTCAAGCAAGTCAAGTAGTGATTCTTTGTCGATGACCTGGGCTTTGAATAAATTGAATGCAAGCTGGCGTAAGTCTTCCATAAAGATGGGCGAGTTAGAGTGGGCATCCACCTTCACTACAAAGTCTTTAGTGAATTGCTCAGGAATGAACTTGTGCCCGTTCACATCTGTGAAGTGCGTGTTGTCGTAGAGTTGCATGGCTTTCAGGTACAGCGTAGCCAACTTCTCTAGGCTGTCCTCGATAACCAGCGCACGTTTCTTTGCACGTGATGAACCCAAGCGGGCAAGCTGAGAAGCGTGACCAGAGGAGCGAACACCTGACTCGCCCTTGCCCTGCAACACAGAAACAATGCCAGATGCCTCTTCAAACATGGCATCAATTTCCCCGATTTCTTTGAATAAATCAGGAGGAATTTGCGGTGCAATCTTCTCAACTTTTGCGTTAGGCATGTCAGTGGCAAGCAAACCACCAGCACGGTTAAGCGCAAAGTTCTTCTCGTCCAGAATGCCAGTAAAGCCGATGAGTGCTGTAGGGGGAGAGACTTGTTTGCTCAGCAGATCGAGAATCTCAGCCATGCGTTTGTTACGCAGTTGCTGGAGGTAGACCAGACGCTGAACTTCAGAGCCGCCCCAGAAGTAGTCATACAGCGGGTTAGGGGCAATTTGCACAAAAGGCAGTTCACCTTTGATGAACACAGACTCACCTGGGCGGTCATAAATGATGACGTCAGGGTCTGCTTTTGTTACGACCTGATAGTCTTGAATGTCATCGTTCCAGACCCACAGTTCTGTCATCTCTACAGTGTCTTCTGCCACCGTTGCTTTGTAGCGGTTGCCGCCAGCCAAATCAAGGTTGACGTTACCGTACATGGTGGGGTTGGACTGCGAAAGGATGATGCGCTCAATACCGTTGGCAATGTCTGTGCGTTCGTGAGGCATAGAGCCAACACGCCGGACAATCTCTTCACGCTTGGGGTGTGAATACAGACGAGCAAACAATTCAGACTTGGTGATGTAATAGGTATGGACTATCGCTTCTTGCCTGTCCATATACGGCGTATCTTCACGCAGTACGCCTATGCAAGAAGGCTCAACAAGGTAAGGATGCAGACCGTTGTTGATGACGAGCTTAACAAAGCAGGAGTTGTAGCACAGCGCCCAAGTGGTTGCTGCCGAGAAAACCTGGTCAGCGTTGGAGTTGAGCCATTCATCATTGAGCGCACGAGTCAGCGTGGGAACTTTCATGTTCTCCTGGTCGGGAACAGCCGCGCCTAGCTGGATGCTGAAACGGGTTGTCTCTGCGGAGTAGAGGAACGAGGTGAGCTGGTCAATGTGAGGAAAGATTTTGTTGTACAGAGCCGGAGCTTCATCCGGCCCGTTGCCAAACAAATACCAACTTCTCAGGGAGCCGTAATCAACTTTACGTTCTTCACGAGACACCAAACACTTTTGTATCAGGTCAAGATAAAATTCTTCACGGTCTTGAGAGTTGGACGGGATTCTCATGGCTTGCTTACCTGTAAGTTTTCGTGGTCAGGGATGTAACTGGCTGGCGCTGGCCCTGTCAAATTACCTGCTGACTTGGGGTTAATTCCAACAGATTCTCCATTAACAGACTTAAATTGTCCACCCATAACGGATTTCATGTTGATATTGCCGCCGCCGCCCCAGATAGCGGCGTCTCCGGGTCGTGATTGTTTGTTTTGGGCTTCCATAGCCTCTGTTGCTTCAGCAAACTGCTTGTCAGTAAGCTGATTGTTGCGTTTCATGTAGCCTGTTTGATATTCACCCTCTCTGGTGGTCTTGATGTCGGTCATATCGTAGTCAATGGCTAGTTGCTTGACTGTTTTGTCCGTTTTTTTGGTTTTGTCGGACTTCATGCCCACAGGTTTGAGGTGAATGATGGAAATTGGGGCGCTGCAATGCTTCATGGGGCAATTAGGCTCCCATGCCTCAAAGATTCCGTGTGATTCGCAGTAATAGTCTCTCAAAATAGCCATAGTTACCCTCTTAGTGCTTCGTTTAGGTCGATTTCGCTGTAATCGTGCCGGTTGACCATGCCAACACGCAGTTTGATGCCTTCTGACGTTACTTTTAGCCCCATACCGTGCATGATAGGGGGTTCTGGAGTGCGTCTGTAGTCCACATAGCGGGTATTGTCTTGCCGCTTCATTATCTTGACTGAGCCTGCTTTCCACTGCATGTAGGCTTTGTTAACCCTGCGCTGAACCATCTCTGATAGTGGCTCCTTCTCGTAGTAGAAAACATCCATCAGCATGGTCTTAGAAACCCCAGAAAGCTCTGCAAACAAGGCGACAGAGATGCCTCTATCCTTGTCGTGCAGGAACTTTTTGATCTGACGTTTGAGTTCAGTCTTGCTTAAAGGAGTCACTTTGTTCCACCATGACTTGAAAATAGTATTTTTTACTTTGCTGAAATTCTTTTAGTGTCAGGCTGCGTACACAGTAGCCTTGTTCTTGAAACATCTTGTAGATTTTTTCCCGGTCACCTTCCCCATTTGGGGCGTCAACAAGTATTTCAAGCTCCATACATTCCAATCCTTTTAAGATAATCACTGACGTTACGCCCGACCCCAAGCTGCTCGGGAGTGAAGTTCTCCTGTGCCTTGCTGACGTTGTAGGTAATCTTTTGGGCAATCAATCGAGGCTGTACTTGTTCTGCGTAGGCTACGGCGGCGAGGGCAGAGGCGATGACCCTATCGTCCTTGCCGCGACCAGGAGCGCCGATAAAGCCGTCTTCCCGCACCACACCTTTCATCTCTTCTAGGGTGTCCATGCTCTTGATGCCCATCATCCCACGCTCAAAGTAATCTTTCATATATTGCAGCATTCTCTCTTTGCTGTTGGAGGTGGTCAGATACCCGATGCTGTTAGACAGGCCCCCTAGCGTGTCGTTACGCCGCCAGATGTAGTTGGTCATGCTACCCAGAACGTCCATGAGTCCTACGCCTGTTGCCCCGCCCATAGCGGTTGCCAAGCGTTTCAAGTTGCGTATCTCGTTGATGACGGCTTGCCCCGGGCCATTCACTTCCAAGTTCAGAGTAGAGTTCTTGTAAGCGCCAGCCAAGTGAGCAATAACCCACGCAAACTGGTAGGTGTTCATCTCACTGGTAGCGAACTCGGCTACTTGATCTAAGCGGTCTGCGTAGGCACGGAACACTTGTATGCAGAAGCGGTCTGCCCAGTCGCTTGACCCGTAAGCAGGGTCTGCGCCGATGACGTAGTAGGCGGTGTCTACGGGTTCTTCCCAAATCTTGAGGGTTCCCAAACGCTCTGTGGACTTGATGACTTCTGTGTCTTGGAAGAGCTGCCCAAAGACGTAGCGGTAGTGGTCAGGGTCTTCTTTCTTGGCGAGTTTAGCGGCGTCTGTACAGCGGCTGTTAGAGAAGAAGGATGTGCCGGTCATCACAAAGGCGTAGTCCTCTGTGGGCGGGAACTCTTGGTACATCAGGGATTCGTCTTTGATACCCTCGTGCATCTTCCAGCGCCACCAAGCCATC